ATGTAATCTTACCTTCTTTTACGGTAATAGTTTCATCCTCATAATTAATTTCTTTTGTAAATATGTTATAAAACTTTTTGTAACCAAATTTATTGTAATTAACAAAACCTTTTTTCTTCAATATCTTTTTAGCTTCTAAATCTGTTTTTACACCAATCTCATCATACTGATTTTTTTCAAGATGGTTAAGAAAGAAACTTCTAGCACTTGAATTACTTAATACAAAATAACCAACAACTTCTGCACCAGTAGCTTTTGTAAACCATCTGAAGAAATAAGGTGTTAGACTAGCAAAATGATTGTATCTGCGCCTACCAATTGTTTTTTTATCACACTTCTCTTGAAAGTTAATTTTGTCATCAGTAAGATATACAGTATTAGCCATTTGAGTTTTTTCATTCCAAAAGATACCTGCTTTTTGCATATCGCCTTTATCATCTCTAGCGTTATACATCTGTTTAGCATTACTATCACCATCTTGTAATACTAACAAATTAGCAATATCTAAATTGTTATTTTTTTGAAACTTTAACATCACATCTTTCATAGCAACAATAGCTTCTTCTAGTGGTGTAGATGTTAGTGCTTCACTTCTAGGAAAAGTTAAACCAAGTCTTGATCTCCAAGTTGTTTGATACTGGTCTTTGAAAGCTTTAGCCAGATGACATAAATTCTCCATACTTCTCTTAAACTCTTTAGCAGTAAGTTTAGACGAAATATAATTCTTAAGAAAGAAACCATCACTTCTCATACATACTTCACCTTCGTTACTGGAGAACACTTCTGGTTGTGTTTTACCTAATAACCAGTTATGATGGTTTTCTTTAACATCTTTAAAGTCTTTTTCAATCTCATCTTTGAAAGCCATGTAAGTAGTAGCAGATGCATCACCAAAACCATATACATCAAAAGGTATGTTTACTTTCCTACAAAAAGATGCTAAGATTAACATCTGTTCTATAACATCAGCAAATACTGGTGACATAGAGGCGGAACAATCTAATAAAAATAAGATACCGTGATTCTTGCCTTTAGGAACAATAGTTAATTTTTTGAATATCTTATCATCAAATTTGTATGAGAATATTTTATTTAAATCTAAATCGCCTGTATGAGATAATTTGTTTTTAGAAAATACTTTAGCTGCTTTTTTCATTTCAAATTCTTTAGCAAGTAATGATATAAACTTGTCATTCTTCTTTTTGAATTCTTTATAAAAGTCTTTATTTAAACCTTTACAGTTAGCCCAATGTTCTTCCATCATACTCATAACTTTATCGTTAGATATCATCATATATTTGTCGCTAACAATACTAGGTACTTTAAGATAAATGTTTTCTTTAGCTTTCTCATCAATCAATTCTTGTTCATTGTTTCTGAAATTACTATCAGTAACACATTCAGGTTGATAGTCTTGTTCAGATTCATCATCAAGATAATCTTCTTCTTCATCAAGAGATTCATCTCTAGTAATTTGATTTAATCTCTCATCAATATCACCATCTTCTTTAAGTTGTTCAAGTTGTTTTTGTTCTTCTTTTTCTTCTTGCTCTTTAACAGAATAATCATACATTTCTTCAGCAAGTTTTACAACTTCTTCCCATGATTCTAACTTTTTAGCTCTCTCAACAAAGCTTTGTTCTACATCAAGAAAGTCTAATTCCATTGTGTATTGGCTTTTTGTATGTAAGTTAAACTTATCAATGAATGGTAAGTCATTTACTTCTTCACCAACAATACCAAAAAAGTCCATATCTGTAAGCTCTTTGAAACCTTGTATGAATGATTTTTTAAGACCTGGGTATTTTCTTTGAACCTTCTTTTCAATTCTAGCATCTTCAACGACATTTAAAAAGTTTCTAAAATTAGAACCTCTTTTGTTATTAACTATGCCGTTATGCCAACCTTCACCAGATGTATAAAGTGCATGACCAACTTCATGGCCAACTAATAAATCATAAAGAGATGATGACATTTCTTTATACATTGGTAAGTTTAGAATTCTTTTTTCTACATCAAATGAAGCTGTTGCTTCTTTGGTATGTTGCACAACGATATTTTCGTTTGCAAGTAATTTTGCTAATTGTGATTTAGTTTCGACACTCATAAAATCTCCTGTTTAACTTTATATAACCATTCTAACAGGTATCTTGTGAAATGTCAAGCGATAATTTTTTTTACTTTAAAATCAAGAGGTTGGAGCGGCGTTGTGGAGTTAAACCACAAATATAAGGGGGAAATCTTATATCATCTCGGATACACCGCATTATTAAGTCTATACCATATATAGTGAAAAGTCAAGTCATATTTCGGCAAAAATCATAGCAAGAACCAATCTGTAATCGTGATACATTGGTGTTGAGCTTGCGTGATAATTTCCATCATAAAAAGCAATTCTATTTGGTTTTGGTGATACTCTTGTTTTTTCTGTTAATGTTGTTTTGCCTTTTAATTTAGGATCATTCTCTTTAAAAATTACAGTATCACCATCTGAATGATTTAAATAAAGTAATACTGTAAGACTAGGACAATCCATACAATCTAAATGTGGTATGTTATGAATTTTTTCATTTGTTTTTAAAGGACTTGGCATTAATAAATTAGTAGCAATTCTTAAACAGGTATAGTTTTCATAATGTGGAAAATGTTTTTCAGAAATTTTCTGCATGACTTTTTCATAAACACCAAAATGTGGTGTTTGTGGCCCACCTAAACCTGAATTATAAATTGGACAAAAAAATTCTACTGTTCTAACAGAGTTTTCATTTTCAACTGTACCTGGTGTATGGCTATCTTTTATAGTATTACCAAAATCTATTCTTGTTTGCCATTTATAGTTTGATGTAAATGGTTTTTCCATTTTACCATTATAGTAATGATATAATTCTGTAACTCTTAAAAAATCTTCAAAGTCTTTTATATCTAAAGCATTATCAATATAATTCATTCTGCTTCAACTGTATTGTGGTGTAATACAACATTCATACCTAATCTGATATCATAGTTCATTGGATTTGTGCCTGCATGGTAATGGCCGTCACTCATAACAACTCTATTTGGTTTTGGTGAAACTCTTATTTCTTCTACTAACTCTTTATCTCTTTCGCCTTCTCTATTTTTAAAAAATACTGTATCACCATCAGATTCATTTAAATACAACAACATACTTAAATGTGGATTTCCTGAATCTAAATGTGGATAACTATAATTAGATTTATCTTTAACTAAATGATTACGCATTAATAAATTTATTTTTATTCGACTATAATAATAATCACCACCAACCATGTCTAAAAAATGGGTATCAACAATATAATCTAAAATTGGTGTTATATAATTTGAGTATGGTGATTTAATATCACCCTTAGCTAGAATAACATGAGTGAATTGCATTGTATCAACAGTATTAGGTAGTCTTAAAACAGCTCGATCTGAACCTTTGTATAAATGTTTATATTCACCAGCTAAATTAAAATTAAGCAAACAAGGGCCTGTAAATGATGACATTACTCCATCATTAAATTGTGCTAAATCAAGTGTGTTAAGTAATTTATGAAATTCATGTTGTGGTAATGCATCATCAACAACTCGTATCATTAAGTTTCTCCTTTATCTACCTACTTGTATTAAGTATTTTTCTTTTGTTTCTTCCCATGACAATACAGTTAAGTCATCATAAAATAAAGTGTCTTTTGATACTCTATTCTTTTTAGCTAATTGTTTTATTCTACCTTTAGCGTGTTTTCTTTTCCAAACTTCTGTAATAGCTTCAACAGATGTATCAAAACATTTTTCACCTAAACTATCTTCTTTACAATCATTTCTTAAAAACTCACAACTATTTTGATATAATGGTGTAAAGTAAATACCTCTATGATGTTCTGTTCTAATTATATCTTTTGGTATCTCTAGTTTACTATACACAAATTGTAATGACCTGTTTTTATGGTCTCTTTTGTGTGGTTGACCAGATGGTTTCTTTGCGTGATACCATTCAAAATATTTTCTTGTATGGTTTTTCTTTAACCATTCTCTTACTTTATATCTAGTTTCTCTTAATGGTTCAAAGTTTACAGAGCCTGAAGAATAGCCCATTCTTTGCCAATAATCTAAATTATCATATTGTGATAAACCACCTGCTTTTGTTTTTCCGTATAATGAGGTAGTGGTTACGCCAACAAGAGTATCACCATAAAGTTTTTTCCATAACTCTTGTATCGGTGTGGTCAAACATAATAAAGCAAGTAGTTTACCGCCAACATAATTAAATCCTAATGGTTGAAGTGGTACTATTGTAGAACCAATGGCTGTATGGTTAATCATACCACCTTGTGTTTTTGGTTCTCTTTCCCAACCAATAAAACTATCTCTAGGTGTTAAATCAAGAAAGTCTGATGATATACAAATAACACCAAGATATTTTTTTGTTACACTATCTCTAACAATAAAGTTTAAGTTTCTGCCTATGTTAGCATTATTTTTCATTGTAGAAGAAAATGTACGAATACAGTTCCATAATTCAGGTAGTTCTTTTTCTTTGTTTGTATAAATCAATTCAGGTTTTAAATCAAGATAAGCTTCAATGTCATCTGGATTCCAGAAGTTACTTTTAACTTCTGCTATAGCTCGTCTTTGTTTTTCATCTTTTAAAACTTTTTGTTCGCCTTCCCATAAATCATTTACAGTTTCATATGGATATTTTTCTTGTACCTCACACCATTTTTGATATAGTGTGTATTCTTTAACATCCATTTTAGATACATTTGTTAAATCTGTTATTAAAGATTGTTTCAACTCATCTGTATCAATGTCTTGGTACTCTACATCAGAATCAAGCCATTTTTGATATTGAGTATCAACATCATCTTTTGGATCAAATTTATAAGACATTTTGTCCTTTCATATATTTTCTCAAAACTTTTTTCTGCCTTCTTCTAGCCATATCTAATGACACTTTACTTGCTAAACTTGTATAAAATATTCCGTTTAGATGGTCTAGTTCATGTTGAAAACATCTAGCTGTAAGTCCAAAAAACTCAACTTGTTTTGTTTCGCCGTTTTCATCTGTAAATTCAGTTTTAATAGATGTATGTCTTGAAACAGGTAAGAATAAACCTGGTGCTGAAAGACAACCTTCTCTATCTCTTTCCATTTCATCTGACTTTGAAATTATTTTTGGATTAATACAAACAATCTGAAACTGGTCTGTTCCTATAACAAAAACTCTAGCTTTAATGCCACATTGATTAGCTGAAAGACCAATACCACCATATTTTTTCATTGTCATTCTCATTCTTTGTGTAAGTATTGTCATTTCATCATTTGGTATTGGATCAGTATATTCAGGCATTACTTCTTTGAGTAAAGGTATATCTTCATTATAGAGAGTTAATGGTTCAATAACAACTTCTTTTAGTTTAGAAAGTTTTCTTGCTTCGTCTTGTGTTGTTATTACAAAATCTTTATCACTCATTTAACCACCTTACTAAAGTTTTTTACTTTTTCAAATTTAATAACATTATCAAACTTATCTTGTAGTATATCACCTTTATGTGAAATAACAAACAGATTACAATGTTCTAAATCTTTTAATATCTTCATTAGTTCTTCTGTTCCTTCTGAATCTAAACTACTATCAAATGTTTCATCTAAAACTAATAAATTTGTATTAGATGAGTTTTTTAATTTAGCTATGGCTCTCCAAGTTAACATAAGTGCCATGTCTATTCTTTGTTTCTCTCCTTGTGAAAAACTATCATAAACAAAATCATCTCTGAATCTCGATTTAATTGTTTCTTCAAAGTTTTCATCTAAATTAAAGTTTACAAAAAAATCTAATTGTGCTAGATACTTGTTTACTAATTTATTAATAATCGGTAAGTATTGTTTAATAATTTTAGTTTTAACACCAGAATCTTTTAACAAATTAGAGGCTACATCATAATAGGCCTTTTCGTCAAGTAATTCGTCTAATTTAGTATCAAGTTTGCCTATTTCTTCTTTGATAGCTTTTAGTTCTTTTTCTTCATCATCTGATAAATTTGTTTTTTGTTTTATATCATTTATTAATGAATTTAATTTTTTAACATACTTGTTTGTTTGGGTAATAGTGCTTGTATTTGTGGCAATCCATAATTGATACTTTTGTATCTCACTTTGTTTTTCAGTAATAGAATTTAATTTTTTTTGTTCTTCTATTATTTTCTTTTCTATATCATGTAAACCATTAGAACACTCACTAATTTTATTTGTTAGTGTAGATATTTGGCCAGTTTTAAAATGTTCTTCAATAGATTGCCTACAAGTAGGACAATCATCATTTTCTTCAAAGAATGTTTTATCTTTTTTATACTTTGTTAAATTGTTTTCTATTTGTGATTCTAATTTAGTAATTGTTCTGATTTTATTATCAACATCAATTTTCTTTTGAACAAATTCTTGTAAACTTGTTACGGCCGTATTACAGTTAGCAATATTAGCTGTAAGTTCTTCTACAATTTTTATGTTAGTAGATATTTCAGTTTCATATTCCTTAACTTTATCTTCATTGTTTTGTTTTTGTTCTTCAATGTAAGATTTCTTTATTTCATATTTTTGGTCTAATATATCTTTATCATGCTTGTTATCTCTTGTTAATGTTTTATTATTTGATTGTTTTTCTTTTAGAATATTATTCATTGTAGAAAATATTTGAATATCTAAAAGATTTTCAATAATAGATTTTCTATCAGCTGATTTTAATTGCATGAATGGTGTGAATGATGCAGAACCTAGAACAACAATTTGTGTGAATGATTTATAATTTAATTTTAAAATAAATCTTTCTAAATGTTCTTGGTAATCTTTTATAGCCGCATCTTGATTTAGTAATTCATTATTACAGTAGATTTCAAATAGACTAGGTTTTATACCTCGTTTAACTTTGTATGATTTGCCGTTTGTAGTAAATTCAATTTCAGCTAAACAGTTTCTTACATTTATAGTATTAGATAATTGTTTTTTAGGAACATTTCTAAATGGTTTATTAAACAATGCAAAACACATAGCATCTAACATTGTAGATTTACCTGAACCATTTATACCAACAATAATAGTATTACTACTCTTTGTTAGGTCTATATCAATCCAATAATTGCCTGTGCTTAACAGGTTTTTCCAACGAACACTTTTAAAAATTATCATTCAGCGATTTCACTATTTAGAGCTTCGACATAAAGCTCCCTCATTAACTCCTTAAGTTTATCATTTTTTATATCTAATGTCAAGCCGTCAATATACTTACCTAAAATAGTCATTGTATCTTCAGCTTGGTCTATTATTTCTTGGTCTGCCTCTAAATTTAATTCACTAAAATTTTCAACGATAGAAATATCGGCACAACCAGTTTTATATAAATTATCTAATATGTGTTCTAGTAGATATGGTTGTTGTTTATTTAGAACAACTATTTTTAAATAACAATTTTTATAAACACTATAATCAAAGTTTTTCCATTCTTCATATTTCATTTTATCATCATCATAAAATATTTTATGAAACATATTATGTGGATTTTTTACGAACTCTAATTCTCTAGTATCAGTATCAAATATATGTAAACCCTTTGGATCGTTATAATCTGACCAAGTCATTTCATAAGGCACACCAACATAAGTTATATTATCGCTAGATGATTTGTGGTGAAAATGACCAGACAATACTACATCATACCTTGATAGTTTTTCTTTTTCCATACCATGGTCGCAAATAGCACCTTTATGCATTTCAAAGCCTTTTAATTCAAAATGACCTAAACATATTTGTGATGTAGAGTTTTCTATTGCATTTAATATTTCTTCTTCATTTTCTTTACATAGCCAAGGAACAACATCTATTTTTATACCATCAAAATCGACTGTTTCAAAGTTTCTGAATAATTTTATATTATCATATTCTCTTAATAATAATTCAGGTGAGTTTACTTCTAATGTATTTCTAAAAGAAACATCATGGTTGCCTAACAAAGCATAAAACTTTATATTATTTTCTTTTAGTTTATCAAAGAAATATTTTTTAGCTAGATATAGTGAATTGAAATTAATAAACTTTCGCCTATCAAACAAATCACCCATTTGAAATACAGTATCTATATTATTTTCTTTTAGATAAGGAAAAAATACTGTATCGTAGAACTTTTGAAAATAAGTGTGAAAATCTAAATTATCACCACGAGCACCAAAGTGCGTGTCACCCAATATACATAATTTCATTGTAGAATTTTAACTTTCCTTTTGAATTCTTCTATTTCATCTTTCATTTTAAGTTTTTTCTTTTTTAGAAACTTAACTAAATCATCTTCACCACCACTATTGTACAGTTTATCTATCTCTTTGTCAAGCCCATCATGTACTTCTTGTAAATGAATAATATGATTACTTAAAGATTGAACATCCATATTGGTCTCCTTATTTGTCAACAAATTTTTCAACACCTTTGGTTTTTTCTTCTTTTTTCTTTCGTTTACTTTCCTCAAAATTATGAATAAACTCTGATATGTTTTCATATAATTGGAACTGTTTAGTATTGCCGTTTTCATCTGTAAACATTTCAAACTCGTCTAATATACCAATTTGTTCTGTAGCTTTATACTTAACATATAATTGTTTTTTTTCTTTTGTGATTCTTCTTAAGAAAGCATAATATATTATTTGTGTAAAATATGCAAATGGATTTTTAGATTTTTCTGGATTGAAATTTCTAAAATACTGTAAACAGTTTTCAATGCCATCTGCGATCATTTCATCTCTAAATGAATATGAAATAAAATTAGGTTTCCTTGATAAGTGTTCTGCAATCTTTAAAAAACATTCACCAATATAATCTGGTATATTTGGTTCTTGTTTTTTCTTTTTATTAGCTACTTCACAATCTTCTTTATATTTAATTAATGCTTGTAAAAAATCAGCATTGTTTACATAATGTTTTTCTTTCTTGCTCATACTTTCTCCTATTTTTGCCTCACTTTTTGCTTGACATTGTTATAATGGTGGTGTCCCGAATGAAGATAAGGACCTATCCAGGAGCTCTAATACTCTTTTTCTATAACCAAATCCTAACATAGATGATTTAACACCTTTATCGTGTGGTGGTGTTCTACCATCAACAGTATATTGAGATTCAGTAATGTCAATTAATTTACCATCTTTATCTACACACCACCAATGCCATATATCTTCATCATCTAATGCACGATAAAGTTTTTAGTTTTTAGTACCAAACATTTTTTGTAAAGTAGCTGATGCTGTATGACAATGACCAAACATAGGATTAGTAGAGTTTCTTTTAATCCATTTTTTAGGTAATAAGTCAGGTGTAAGATTATCTTTGATTATTTGTATTGCTTTATTCAAATTAGTTTCATTATATTCAATCATATTAGTGTAACTTTCCAGTAGCTTTTCTACTCAATATTTCAGATAAATCTTTTTCAGTTAAGTTTTCTAATGCTTCATCAACTTTAGATTTTTCTTCAAGGTTTGTTTCTTTATCTTCCAAGTAAGATTTAATATCAAACTTTTCAATAGCATTTTCATAATATTCAGCAAATGAATCTTTTGGTTCAGTAACTGTCATAATATCTGAAGCGAATATTGTAGTAACATTATCTTTTATTAATTCAACAGGTAACCATGGTGACATAGCTAAAACAGCACCACCATCACTTTTTCTTCTGTATATAACAGTCATTGGGTCATATAGTGTTACAGTTTTATCTTCATCATGGTTTTCTTCCATGTATGAAATAATATCTTCACCAGTAATCATTCTAATTATTTTTATGTGTTTGTCCATTTTTAAGCTCTATGTTATAAAATTTATATTCAAATTTTTCATCTTCATATATTTTAACACGATTAACAAAATGTTTCAATGTGTAATTGGCAAATTTGCCTGTCCTCATATCATCTGCAATATCGAATAATACTGCTTTTTCTTTATTTTCACCTAATCTTAATCCTCTTCCAATTGATTGTAAATTTCTAATTTTACTTTTAGAAGGTGATGCAAAAATTATATTATGTAAATTACGAATATTGACACCTGTGCTAAATGTTCCATAAGAAGCTACTATTATAGCATCATTTTCTTTTTCTGTAATTGACCGAACAGATTCTCTTGTTTCTACATCTGTACCACCAAAAACAAAAAATACTTTTCTTTTTTTAACACTATCTTTAATTATACTATGCAATTCTTTTCCGTGTTTTTCAACAAATGCAAATAATATAAGCGTGTTGCCTTTTAATGATAATGCTAAATTCTTAATAAAATTATTTCTAGCAGGATTCTTTACAATATATTCAATCTCTTGATTATAAGTCCAGTTTCTAGCTTGTTGACAAATATCTTCACCATACTTTAATACTAAACATTTAATTTTAAAATCTGCAAGTTGTTTCTTTTCAATCAGTTCAGCAGTAGTTGTAGCTTGATAAACAGGACCAAATAAACCTTCTAATACTAATCTATGTGTATGAGTTCCATCTAAAGTTCCAGTTAGTCCTATCCTGTATTTAGAGTTTATACAATTAGAGAGAATTGTAGTTAATGATTTGGCCTTAAATTGATGTGCCTCATCACCAAATACAAAATCAAACTGTTCAAAGTATTCAACAGGATTCTTATATACAGACTGCCATGTAGATATTGTTAGTAATTTATTTGTATGTTTTTCTTTACCAGAGTATTGTCTATGACAATATGTTTCTGAATCATAACCATAACTTGCAAAATCAGAAAACATTTGTTCTACTAAAGCTGTAGTAGGCACAATTAACAGTCCTTTCTTAAAGTCTGCCTCTTGTAAGTATCTTAATATGATATAAATGACTAATGATTTTCCTGAAGCCGTTGGTGATAATATTAACAATCTTTTATTTCTTACAGATTGAACAAATGATTTTAATTGATAATCTCTTGGTTCATGTGGTAAGTTTAGTTGTTGTATTAAATCTTTTGCTTCTACCAAAGAATAGACTTCTGAATTTACAACATCAGCATCTATTTCTAATTCATACTTTCTTTCTTTGGCAAATTTTTCTATGTAAGAAACAAGACCGTGATAGATGGTAAAATTTCTCATATCGAATAATCTTATTTTACCATCCCACATTTTTGATTTAAAGGCAGGAGTAAATTGAAAACCAGGAACATAAAACTCAAAATAAGATGAGAGTTCTTGTCCTATTCCTTTGTCACATTCTACTTGTATATAAGCTTCGTTCTTCTTATGAAGAATAATATCTGACATCAAACACCTTGAATAAATTTCTCCCAAGAAATAAAATCTCTTAACTGATATGTCCTGCTATTTAGCTCTCTCATAATAGTAGTACACAATTCTACAATTTCATCATGTAATTGTTTTTGTGCTGTAAGTTTAATTAAATCATCATCACTATCATAATATGTAGCCATATCAGATTTTAAAATATATTGAAATGGTTCCCAACCATATTTGTCTAATTCTGCTTGGTCTAATTTACCTGAATAGTATTCATATTTTAGTTTTTTCATTTTTCTATATTTGAATTCTATTTCTTTAGCCATTAGTCTATGCTTTGAAAGAATATTCAAATATTTACTGTGTAATTTTGGAATATCAAGAAGTGCTTTACCAGGTTCTGTTCTATCAATATCACAGTCACTTTTCCACATTTCTAATAATTGTTCGAGTTGTTTCATAATATATTACCTCCGTTTACACTATAACATATTTAAATAAAATATGAGGCAAATTTAAAATAATTTTTCTATATCGTAATAACTGTATCTGAATGTTGCATCTGCTGTCATAGAGGCATCTGGTGAATCAGTAGCCGCCATGATAAATGTAGATAGTGTGGTAGGAAAACATTCACGAAATGTAAATTTATAATATTCTTTATTTGATGATGATAATAAAATTAATGAAGCATCAGAGTATTGTGGTCTGCCTGTAGCTTGAGCAATTCTACCAGCTTGTTTGTTCAAACGATTTAAATTTTTATACTCATCAAAGTCTGTTGGAAAAGTCATAGCACGAATCCAATCATGTATTTCTTTCCATGCGTGTAATTCTTCGTCAATTAAAAAAGTAACATTTAACAAATCATAGATTGCTTTTTCACCTGGTGCATACAAATCAACAAAAGGTGTTGGTTGTGGTGTTTCTGACATAGCAATACCAGGAACAGCTACTGATTGGCAAAAATATTGTATGTTTGGTGCTCTTGAAAATGTCAATACAAACTTATTTGGTTGCAATAAATTTGGATTTGATACCGTTCTATTTAAAGCTGTCATACTGTTGTCTTTCGATTAATTCTGCTATATCAATAATGTTTTCTTTTTCAATAGCATCTATAATTTCGTTTGTTAGTTTTATTTCTCTTTGGACCTCAAACAGTTTACTTTGCAGAAACTGTAATTGTTCCATGTAGTAATTTAACTCTTTTACTTTCTGTTGCCTTTTATCTATTAGAGAAGATAAAAGTAGTATCTTACTCATGTAGCTATTTATAAACAAAAAAAAGAGGACTCTTTTTGGGAGTCCTCTTTGAGGTGTTATAATATTGTTATTATTATAAGTTCGTTAAACGATATTACATTAAGTTGTTAACTTTGAATGCTCTGTAATATGTGTTAACTAAAGGTGTATGCCTTGAACCTGAACCAGCACTTGTTCCTTGAGCAAATGGGTTTGCAACTAGACCATACCTAGTCTTAAACGCAATTTTTGGTTGGAATGTACCAGTATCTACGGCTCTTACCATTTGTAATGGAACATATGGGCAGTAGTAAAGACCAGCGTCATATGAGTTAGCACCCTTATATCCTACTACAGCGAACTCGGAAGTAGCGCCTGCAGGAGCATATGGATCAACATAGACTTTTACTCTACCAAATAATGTACCAGCAAATGTGTTACCTGTATCGTCAACATTTAAGTTAGACTGTGCTTGTAACGCTGGGTTGTAGTCAAGCAATCCTGCCATAGCAAGTGCAGAAGCAACATCAGAAGAGCAAAGTAAGATGTTACCTTTTCCTCTACGAGTTTCTTTTGCAATAGTATTAGCTTCTCTTTCGATTTGGAATGCTAAACCTTTGATTTTCTCAACCATCCAACGACCGTTTGAGTCTGTATCAAGGTCAAAAGTACCAGCAGTTGTTGTACCAACTTGAGCACCTGTTTTAGCTT